CAAATGCCATTAGAATTTAAAATCGCTGAATTTAGCTTTGGATGATTTATCATCATCATTATTATACTCTTCATCGTCTCCCTTGTCAAGAATATTATCTTGAGCGGATTGTTCACAATCATAGAGACGCATCTTAGTACGATCAATACCAACAACAAATCTTTTATTAATTGTTGGATCATTATATCTATTCTTTAATTGTTTGACCATAATCTGTCCAAGTTGTTCTAACTCATCACTACTAATAAGAGCAAACATTAAGTCTGCTGTTGCAGGAAGACCAAAACTTTCAGAAGTATCAGTTAGATTTGGATCAGAACTTGTAAATCCACTTCTGGTAGTTTGTGTGGCAGACACAATTGGAAGATCAAATTCTACTGCCAAACCGCGAAGTTCCTCTGCAATTGCTTTAATATAAGAATATGAGTTAACATTAACTGCTGAACGATATCTAGAAGAAGCACAAATATTCAAATAGTCCACAAAGATAATATCTGGTCTGAATGACTTCTTCAATGCTAATTCATTAAGAAGAGATCTAAAATGACCTACGTGTGCAGATGCTGTAGGATATTCTTTTACAATCAGTTTCCCATTGGTACGTGAGCTGAGTGCATTGATTTTTTTGAAGAAGGTAGACTTTGGTAGTTCACTAATTTCCCTGATGTTAGTGTTAAGAAGATTTGCGTCAATTCTTTCTGCAATCTTTTCCTCTGCCATTTCAAGTGTAATGTATAAAACATTTTTTCCTGCAACGAGAACGCTGGAAGCGAAGTGGCACATAAAAAGAGATTTACCGACGCCAGTGCCAGCAAGTGCGATATTAAGAGTTTTATTAGAGACACCACCAGCAGTAATCTTATTGAAGTATTCAAGATCAAAGGGGACTTTACTTTCGACCCTGTGATAATATGCGTAGCGATCTTGGTAATCATCTATGTAATCATGCCCAACATGGTTATCAAAACTAACTGCTAGAGCATCCGATAAAATGGAAGGAATAGAATCTCTTCCTTTCTTTTCATCTTGTCCGTCAGCAATTTTAATACTTTCCATCAATGCTAAGTAAATAGCACGTTCTTTACACCACTCTTCAGTAGTGTCAAGAGCCCATTGAAAATCTACATCGGATGGTTCAAGTGATACAATAAGTTGTTCGCACAACTTAAACTCATCTTGAGTTATATCTGTTCTTTTTTCAATTTCGATGAATAAAACTTCCTTAAGCGGAAGACTATCATATTTGGTAATGAAGGAACCAATTTCTTCAAATATTACCTTATCAGTTCTCTCATCAAAATATTCTGCTTTAATGAAAGGTAATACTTTACGTGTGTATTCCTCACGATTGAGCAGATTCTTCAGTATCGTCAGTGGAACCCTCTCCGCCATAAGTAAACTCCATTTTTGCTGCAGCATCCAAATACCGCATTAATTCTTCAGTAAAATATTTTTCTGGTTCAGCATAGATTGATTTGGCATATGCTGTAGTGCCATTTATTTCATATCTAGACCCAACCTTTTTGATGATACCATGCTTTTCGCCAAGATCTAGCAGACCATAATAGCGGTCCAAACCACGTTCATCATAGAAAAGACGAACTTCCACTTGCTTGTTTTCTCTTGTCAAACGCGATTTATTAGTCTTTGCTTTGACAATATTTCCAACAACTTCTGTTCCTTCCTTCTCTTTCGACTTGCTGAGATAAATGATAGTACTAGCGGCATACTTAAGCCCGCTACCACCACCCATTTCTTTTGTAGGAACGTAAGAGCCAATAACATCGTAGGTATGATTGGTAACGATAAGAGGAATGTTCGCCTGCCCAAGTTTTAAAGTTAGCATTCTAAATGCACCCTTCACAAGTTGCGATTTAGTCATATCACGTACTTGCTTTTCACTTAGAGCATCAGTAATCTCCTTATCTGTGGATAACATTCCCAATGAGTCTAGCACAAACATACAAGGTTTGCGCTGTTCTAAAGGTTTCTTTAAGTATATATCTACAGCCTTGAGTGCCTTGTTACGAAACTCCTCAACTGTTACAACATTAATGACTACTAATCTATCAGTAGGAACACCACGACTTTCTAGAAGTGACTTAGTAATTGCTGCTTCAGTATCAAAATACAGAACATAACTATCTGGATTACTATCCAAAAAGTTTTTTACTACAGCAAGACTAAAAAAGGTTTTACCTGTAGATGTTTCTCCAGCAATAGCTGTAATTTTATTGCCAGATACACCACCAAAAATAGATCCACTAACCAATGCATTGAAAATATAAGACCCAGTATCTACATAAGTTTCTTCTTCAACAATATCCGAAGCGATGTTTGTGTATTCGTCTTTGATTTCTTTTAGAATATCTTTTAGAAAGTCCATACTAGAAGTTCTTTTCCCCATTATAGCATTACACAAAGAAACTATCAAGTGTGGAAGTCTTTTCCACAGACCATCCAATGCTGTCAAGAAGTGTCTTCAGTGGTTCTAAAAATGCTTTATCAAACTGTAAATCATAATCAATATAATTCATAAGACCAAGTTCTATTGGAAATTCATTAATAAATGAAATTACATTTTCGTGAATTGGATTTGGTTTTTTTAAATAACAAAATTTAATTTTTTCCCCATTATTGATAGTATTATACTTTTCAGTAAGTTTCTTGTCTTTTATGTGGTGATTAAATAAAAGTGCTCCTCTTGCATGAATTGGAGTTCCTTTTGCATAAATTGAAAGATTGCTCTTATACTTATCAACATCAGATACTGTACGTGGAAATGCAATATCACTTGGAGATAGTTTTTTGAACTGAACTCTAGACTTTTCAATAAAGTCAATTACATCATCTTCAGTTCCACTCATCATCAACTTTAGTGCATCTTTGATCATGGTTCTACAAGGTGCAGGAGTTGAAGATTTTACCGCTTCAATTCCCATAATCTTCAATTTGGGTTCGTTAAAACGAACACCTTCAATATCCCAAGCATTGAGAATGTATCTTTTCTTTGCAGTCCAGATGCCACGCTCAGCGATTGTTTCTCGCTTCATGAACATCTTCTGTTCATAAGCGTTTACGTATTGTGCCAGTTCTTCATAAGAATTCGAAATATATTTTTCAAGTTCCATCTGACAGATCTTGTCAAGGAACGAAACAATGCTTTCAGCATCTTTCTCTCTTCCCTCGTATACACTTTCAACCAAAGGACCGAGATTGAGATATATGCTATCAGTATCAGAAGCCACCACATAATCGACATTATCAGTCTTGAGGATTTTGTTTATATATGAATTCATTTTCGCTTCGATCCATCGTATACTGAGCTGACCCCCGAGAGTAATTGCCTCAGCATTATCCAACTTATAGTAACGAAAATAATTATTCCCGATAGCGCCATAAGCAGAGTTGAGTTGGATCTTCTTTGCCATCTGGATGTTATTGCATCGTGCAATCTCCCGTTCCAGTGATTTCGTCTTCTTCTTCTCATACTCTTTTTTTGCCTCCAACATTTTCTTTTTGAAGATCACACGTTCATTATAAATTCTCTCCATCAATACTGGAAGAAAACCACGCTTCTTAGTTGTAAACTGTGCCCCATTGGGACATACAGTTACGCCATCAAGTTGACTAAGATCAACTTCTTTATTCAGAAGTTTATCAACGCTAACGCCAGGAAACTTTCTATCAAGCAGTGTTTCTGGTGAAATGTTATATTGCATGATTAGGTGTGGATATAGACTGTTCAAGTCAAAACTCACAATCCAATCATAAACACCAGGAATAGGTTCTTTTACATAAGCACCAGCATACTTTTCATTTTTACTTTCATCTTTCTTGGGTGGGATAACAATATTCCTTTTCTTTAGATCATTGTAAATAATCATATCCCACATACGAACCTGATAGAACACATCATGAAAGTTTACCTTAGCGTCAAATGCCATGGTAACTGCTAGTTCAACTAGTTTCATCTTTTCCTCAAGTGCGTCAACTAGTCGCACGTCTTGGATGTTGTATTCTACAAACTTTTGCCAATCCTTAGTATAAAACTCCTTGAAAGTATCATACTCAGAGTGGTCTAGTTTCTTTTTACCGAGTTCTACTTCACCAATGTAATCTAAACGATAACTTTCCTGAGCTTTATAAGTGAACTTCTTATAAAGATCTAGATAATCAAGAACAGTAATACCGCCAATATCATAAACTAGATGTTGACGACCAGTAACAGTAATTTCTTCATTTGTGACAAGACCCCAAGGAGAAAGAATTTTTACTGCCTTTTCTCCAAGAACTCTTGCAATACGTTTTGCAAGATATGGAATGTCATACAAAGTGCAGTTCCATCCAGTAATCACTTCTGGTGTATTGACTTGCCAATATCCAAGAAACTGATTTAGAAGATCATACTCATCTTTACATTCAACATATTGAACATCGGGATCATCGTTTTTGAACTTACCTTGTCCAAAAGTAATAATCCTTTTGTTTGCATAGTTCTGTAGTGTGATGCAAAGCATTTCCTCATCACACTTTGCGACAGTAGGAAATCCTCGTTCAGAGGCAACCTCAATGTCGATCGTCACGAGTTTCATCTTTTTGATATCAAACTCGATATGATCTTCAGGATACTTTTCTGAAATGTACTGATAGATATATCTTGTATTTCCGTAGATTTCAAATCCTTCTACATTGTCATGAGACTTGATAAACTCACGACAATCTCTTACTGTTCCAGGTTGGATCTCCTGAACATACTTTCCTTCAAGAGTTTTATACTTTGTCTTCTTTTTGCTGGGAACAAATAGTGTTGGATTGAACCTTTCCCTAGCAATGAAGCTCTTTCCATTTTCAAATCCACGAACGAGAAACTCGTTCCCTACCATTTGAACGTTTGTATAATATCTCATTCAGCAGTCAACGATTGATACTTGTCCAAAAATTCTTTATTTGGATCCACAATTGTTAGAATACTATCAGAATGAATCATCATTTCTGACTGGTTTGTGAATGCATTCATCCATGGAATTAGACCAGTCTCAGAAATTACAAATGGTTTGATTAGTTTGCAATCTGGTTCACCAAGTTCAGATGGTACTTCCTCAATTCTACTAATCAAAATAACATTAGTCTTCAAAAATAATACTTTGATCATGGCAACGACAGCTTCTGTGTCTTTAATTCTATCACTGCCTTACGCACTTTGTCAATGTATCCACTGTTGCGTAGTTCTTTGAACACGAGATTTTCAAATCCATATTCGCCAAACTTATCCAAAGAAGAATTCCTTGCGGTGTTTAGTTTCTTTAGAATTGCACGTAATCCAGTTTCATTGTTGCCCCTGATCAACGTATCAATTTTATTTTTTATATTATTAGATTTCTTTTCTAGTTCTGCTTCGTCAAGTTCTCCTTCAAACTTCTGTGGTTTTTGAACCCACTTGTTCTTTAATACACTATAAACTCCTTGACTTTTTCTTCTAGTAATCCCAGGTTTTTCAATATAAGGTTCTACATCTGCACCATAAACCTTTACATCATGCGTCAATGACCATAAAGTTTTTTTATCTTTAAAGTAATCGTCCAGCAGTTCAGGATCGCACTGAGGAAGATATTTCGGATCTACGACTAGATGAACATCAATGTCTGAATATGGTGTGTAATTGTATCCAGCATTACCACCAAGCATCAATACATCTTTGATTGCTTTACTATCAAGTTCAACATACTCTGCAAATGCATCAGCAAATCTAAGGAAGGCAGTTCTGATATTTGACTTCAGAACATTACCTTCCCAGAATGTTGGATTTAGTTGTTCTCTAAATTTCAGCGTCAAATTTTCATTTATTTTTCTCAAATCTGACGCTGAAATATGTTTTCTTATGCGACTATACAAAACACTTTATTCATTTTGAAGTATTTAGAGGTAATCTTTTCTTTTTTGATGTTCAGGAATTACCTTACGAAAATCAATAATAACCAACCCATCTCTATGATCAACTTTATCTACTTGCAAATCTTCTGGCATTCTCCAAGTACGAGAAAATCTGCGGAAAGCTAATCCTCGATGAAGGTAAGAAATTGCTTCTTCATTGGTCTCTTCTCGATTGCCCTCTACGTGAATACAACCTTCTTCTGTGTAAACTTTGATTTCATCACTATAAAATCCTGCTACAGCAAGTTCAAGTCTAATACCATCCTTCGTTTTAATGATATTATGTGGTGGATAGCTTTGATTTGAAATGCTATCTAAGTATGTCCTAGTTTCAGGCACGCTAAGTGTAATTGAATGTGATCCAAACATGGTGACCTCTTTGAGCGTCTAGTGTTTACTGTCCCTTGCGGCGACAATACTAATTATACAACAAGTAATAAAAAAACGGGTAGTAAAAACCCGCTTATTGTATTCGGTTATCACTGTTCAGTTCGTTTTTTACCAATATTATATTTGGTTTCCAACACCCATTCACCCTTTTCTTTGTATGCAATTACTTTAATTTGATTAAGTGGTGCGATATCAGAAATGGTATCTGGTTTAATAACTTCAATCAATCCCCAATCTGCTAGGAGTTGAATAATTCTATTTCTTCTTTGAACATCATTGATGCTAAGATTTGCTTTCTTACCATCTAATGCAAATAGTTCTTTGAAATGAACGATATAATACTTGCCTTGCTTATGTAAAATGTGGCAAGATTGATATAGTTTTTTTTCTTTTCTTGAAGCAACACCGATCCTGGTTAGTGTCTCACGAACCTTCAGAAAATCATCTGGTTCTGCAAGTACAACTTCAACCATCTTATCGGGAGACCAATGATATTCTGGCTCTACGACAACACTCATTTTAATCCTCCAGTATCAAGTTTCTTTCTAATAAACGATAGTTGTTCTTCTGTTAGAAAAGAAAGAACTTGCTTGGCTTTTTCATTACTATAACCATAGTAAGATTTGACACATTCAAGGTTCTTCAATTCTTCTTTTTTGATCCACGGAGAAAATCTCCGTTTCGATCTCAAAGTATTTAGTAAAAAATCATACTGTAACTTCTTATCTAGGTGATGATTAATATTCATTTCATTAGAAAATATCACAGCATCAACATGTCCAGATAGGCATCTATTGACAATATAAGGTAAGTATTTACTTTCTAATGTAGGATCTTCATCAATTAAATTAATTTTTGAAGTATTGATACTATTCAACCAATCTTTAAGTTCAATCATTTTTTTAATGCTGCTTTTCTATAAGATTGATTTTCAATTGGCATAACCCAACGAAGATTATCTACGTGATTGTTTGCAGGATTATCATCAATATGATCAACATAAGCAGTTTTCCTAATCCATTCTTTTGATGGTTCTGGGGTTTCTTCCCAACATTCTGCAACCATTTCTGGAGGATACTCATCAATAGGTCTCCAAGTTTCCATTACCGCACGATGAGCATCTACTGATATAGCTGGAGAATGAGATTTACCTCTTGCTCTATGATCATAATCCTCAAACAATCCTTTAGGAATTGAAAGAATATATGAATAGCACCTAAATCTATTTCCTTCTTCCTTAAGTCTTGCCGACCATTTTGGTTTAGGTGCTAAAAATTTATTAGTTTTAGTACTAAAAATTTGTCCCAATATGTTGCAATAATAATAAGGAATTTCTATTCCATAACGAATGACTGGTTTAAAGTCAGAATTCAAATGAATAATCATCTTTCAATATAGGATAATGTATGGGATTTAGATTTAAGTTGATGGATAATTATATCACATCCTATTTTTGGATGTGAGCTACCACAGGTATAGATATCACATGCAGCTTTACCTTCTTCTGGCCAAGTATGAATACTAATATGACTTTCAGAAAGTAAAGAAACTACTGTCACTCCCTGTGGATGAAACTTTTTTGAAATTGTTTGGATAATTGTTGCACCACTACTTTCTGCAGCGATTTCTAAAAGATCTTGCAGAAATAATAGATTGTCTAATAAATCAAATGGACATCCATAAAGATTAAGTAGATAGTGCTTTCCCATCAGAGTAATTTAGCAGAAGAAGTTCTTTCCGATCCTTCTGGTTTTTTAAATATTCTCCAGTTGATCTCATAGTATATGTATGATCAAACTCAACTGCAGACCATTTTGAAAAACGATCTTTTACCAATTGGGATGAGTTGTAACTTATTAACATATCAAGTGAAGAATTATCACAATCAATAGCAAACTGATCGTGATCAAATCCTTTGTGCATTGATCCTTTATTCCCGTAGAGATTATCCTTAATGTCATAAGGAGGATCAAGATATACAAAAGCACTATCACTACTCCGAAAATCAATTACCTCATTATATGAGTAATTAGTAATTTTCCAGTTTTCAATTATCTTAGAGTATTCGGACAACTTTTCAATCCCACGCATAGAAAAGTTATTTTCTGAAGCTTGAGGTGAAAATGAAGAACTTTCTGTTAAACCAGAAAAAGAACACTTATTGACAATATAATAAGAAATAGCACGATGCAAATCATCAGTTCGTTTAGAAACCGCGCTAAGATATTCTTTACTTTCCAAAAAGAGAACTTTGGCTCGATTTGGATTATTGTACCTTTGTTTAAGATCTTTGAGGTATTTCTCAATTTCATCTCCACGATCCCTCAGTTGTTTCCAAAAATTAATAAGTGGTTCGTATAAGTCATTTACCCAAATATTTAAGTTTGGATATTGCTGCGTCACATAAATTGCAACAGATCCTCCTCCAAGGAAAGGTTCACGATACTCTTGATAGTTAAAAAGATCTGGGAAGAATTGACTAATTTTATTTGTCGCCCTCGACTTCCCGCCAGGATAACGAAGTGGTGTTTTCAAGTTTGTCATAATCAGGTGGATGATACTTCAAAAATTCACGAAAAGTCATTTTCATTTCCTTCTGTGTCATGCCACAATGTTCAGCAGCAGAAGGTAAAGTCATTTTAGAGCGAAACAATCCAAAATTTGCTTCTCTAACATTTTCAGGAGTTGTCTTCTTTTGATCCATAACTCAAAAAAAAGTTAGTTGAAAAACTAATTCGTTCAACATCACTATTAAAAGGATAGACATAATGAATTAACCATGCAGGAAACATATAGATGTCGCCTTCTTCTGGAGGAACAGGACCGAAACGATGATTGTTGTGTGGAGCCCATTGCCCATATTGCCATTCTATCATTCCTCCTGTTGGATTTCTTCCTCTCTGAGAAGGATGTTTCCATTCATCTTTCAATGCTTCTGGAACTTGAGCATAGATAACACAAGAAAAATCTCCAGCATGAATATGCGGTGGGTTCCATTCGCCTTTACGCTGAACATTAACCCAAGGGCGATCGAGTTGAATATTTTTTAATTCTTGACCTTCAGGTGGAGTATACATTCCAACCTTGCTCATTTGAATTAAATAATCACCAAGATATTCTTGAAGTTCATTAACACTGTCTACATCCATATGAAATGCAACTTCTCGATCAATATTGCCAGCAAGCAAATGATTGTTTTCAATATCGGAATTTGCTGCTGCATCGAGAATTACTTGACGAAGACTTTCAGAAATTTTACTTTTATATAATACTGGTCCGAAAGGACGCAAAATCATTCCAGGTTCAATAGTCATTTAAATTCACAGTTACACATAATTTCAGTTAGTGCTGCCAGAAGATTAATTTCCTGATCGGCAACAAATGCAGTTTGGTATTGATACTTAGCAATGATCAGAACTGCTTCAGGAATAGAATTTGGTTTGAGTGTATCATAGATACAATCATAAATGTTACGAAGGATAGTATTAGGATCATTATCTAAGTTTTGTACGATCCACTTACGAACGTTGGCAAACTCTTTCTTTGCAAGATATCCAACCAACTCCTTTGTATTTGTGTTGGATAAAATACTAAGAATACCAGTATCTATTGACCCTCCAGCAGAATAGCGTTGGCATTCATTTAGAATACGACGCCAATCGGGAAAGTGTTGATTGATTATTTCAACAAGAACTTTCGGATCATGTTTGACATTTTCTGCCTCAAGAATAGTCCCGAGACGCTTGAAGAATTGTGCTGCGATTGCTGGTTTCTGTTTCCCATTAATTGCAAAATCAATGACAGCGCATCTTGAATGCAATGGTTCAATGATTTTGTTTTTATAATTGCAGGTGAAGATAAATCGGCAGTTGTTATAAAATGCCTCAATATTTGCCCGTAGTAAGAGTTGTACGTCGTGGGTTGTGTTGTCAGCTTCGTCAATAATAATGACTTTGTGCTTCGCGTCCATTGCCGAAAGCGATACGGTCGAAGCAAAATTTTTTGCTTGGTTTCTAACCGTATCCAAAAATCTTCCTTCATCTGATCCATTAATTACATAAAAATCTGATTTTAGTTCATGGCACAAAGCTTTTGCAACCGTAGTTTTACCAATTCCAGGAGGACCAGCAAGAAGAAGATTTGGAATTTCTCTTTTAGTTACAAAGTTCTTCAAAGTAGATTTAATTGCATCTGGAAGAATACAATCATCAATTTTCTTAGGTCGATATTTTTCTACCCAAAGAAAGTCATCACGGTTCATAATCATTTAATTGCAATAAACCCAATAAAATTATGATTTCTCCAGAAAGGAGTAACATTAAATCCCATTTTAGCACACATGTCTAAAATTTCCAATTCAGTATTTGGTTTCAAAAGATGTCTAAGTTCTTTTTCTTTATCTAAGATTTGATCTGAAGTAAAGTATTGACGTTTATACTCATAATGCATAAACGTCAACATTTCTTGTATTCTGGGATTTTCACAAAATACTTTTTCAGCAAAAATAAAAGCACCTCCAAAATTTAATCCATTGTAAACAGATTGAAATAAAGTTTCTCTATCTTTAATTGGAAGAAATTGAAGAGTAAAGATTGATGTTATTAAACTGCAATTATAGAAATTAAATTTTCTAACGTCATCTAAATGAAGACGAAACTTATAAGATTTTTTTTTCAATAATTCGGAAAAAAAATTCTTTTCATTTTCAATACCAATATAAGTACATTCACAAAAAGAATTTTGTTCTTGCATTCTTTGCAAAAGTTTTCCCGTTGAACATCCTATATCGACAATATTGGTATGATCTTCAACAAAATATTCAGACAGTTTTAAAACATCATTCCAAAGACAATCATACCCTCTAATAGAATTGTAAATATGATTATCAAATCCTTCTAAACTATTTGCAAAAGTAAATTTACCCATATTTAAAATGCAAAATTACCTGAGGATAAGTAAACTCTTTTATTTGATTATTGTCAATCCAACATTCAAGTTTAAGATTTGTTTTTCCCCATTCCCAGATTAACGGATTAAAAGTAGAAGGATTTTCTATAAGAACTACATCGGCTCCAGGATTTAAATTTTTTTCAATATTTTCAAAAAACTCAATATGAATTTTCCAATTGAAATCAAATTGTCTATGTGGAGTTTTTTTTCTAAAATCATTCAATGCATCTTCATACTTTAAAGGATAAATTCTATTTTTTCTTATCCATTCAAGTTCATACATTCTTTGAAGAGTTGGAATTCTATTGTGTGGTGGATTTGCAATAACTAAATCATATTTTCCAGTAAGATCTGCAACCTTATCCAACTCAAATACATTTGCAGATATATTATTAGTCGATAAATTTTTATACAAATTATCTAATGCCTTTCGATATGGTTCCATAAAATTAACTTTATTGGCAAGTTTAGAACCTAAAAGCATCATCCCAACACCACCATCTCCAGCACACCAATCAAGAACATTATCCCAAACTTTATCTTTACCGAAAATTCTATGTAAAGACGTTAATACACCTCTATGAACAGAAACTATTCCACCATCAGTATGAGCTGAAGTTTCATATTCAAATCCATACCAATTTAAAATTTGTTTTGGAGAATTTTCAATAAAGAGATAATCTTTATCAAATTTAATTTCCATAAGTGGAGTCTGGTTCGAGTGCAATGAAGTAAGTAAGATTATAACGTTCACTATAGAACCTGGCAAGTTTCTTTTCAGAAATCACTACTTCGTAACTACCAGGAATTAATTTGATATTTTCAATTTTAAAGTTGAATGAAAACTCAATATCAGTTTCACCAACAACAATTGAGTATTCGTTAGAAGTATCGTTTTTACGATCACTGACAACCAATTTAATCACGCCTGCTTCACCAACAGCAGCAAAATCAGGAAGACCTAGAATAGAAGAAGATTTTAAAATTTTCTGAAGTTGATCTTCTTGCAGAACAAAACAAACCTCCTGAGAAGGAAGTTTCATTTCACGATCTGGTGGTGCAATAATTACACTAGAATCTGAAAAGAAATACTTAGAACGATTTGCTTTTCCTTCTTTGATACTTGCATAACGTTCTTCACTAGACACATCAATATCAGGATCTTTATAAAGACCAACTGTGTTTAGAAACTGAGGAAGATCGTAGATTGCAAAATCTTTTGGGATGTATTCTTCAATTTCCGCTTCTGCAAATACATTTTGCATCGGAGAAATTGTACGAAGTTTTTTACCCTCTTTAAAGAACAGTGACTGATTGATTGAGGTAAAGTTTTGAAGAATTTTAATCGTTTTATCAGAAAATTTCATCGTTCATTATAATTTTGTGTTTGTTCGCCATTAAATCCAGCAAAGTGATAAAGAAGAATGCCGTAATGAATAATCTTCAATGCATCAAGTTTAGACATCCCATTTTTTTTACCAAAACGAGAAGAATACTTGATCAAATTATCTCGACAAAAAGGAACGCCATCACCAATAGCGTCGATAATATCAAGAACCTGTACTTTCGAATTCTCTGAAGCATAATGAGAATTGTAAGTACTCTTGATATAATCTTCAACTGCTTTTAGGGTTTTGTTTTCTCCAAACTTCCAAAAGTTATTATCGGACATTTTTAAATCAAAAGTAATTGTATCGGAAGAATTATTACCAAAATATTGATATGAACCTGGTTGACCTGCAAAATTATATTTTGCTATATCACCAAAGAAAATAGTATCTGAAGATGAGTATGGATTTCCTGTTATGCTAATACCATCTTCTTCCCAATAACTCTGCGTCATCTCTTTTCATAATAAAGTTCAATAAGATTATAGCACAAAAAAGGGGGATTGAAAATCCCCCCTTCTCAAAAAGTATTTCTTTACTTCACCAAATTCCTGGAATAATCTGACCAGTCAGTGCATAAGCACCGAGTGCTGCAATCACGCCAAGCATTGCAAGGCGACCATTTAGTTTTTCTGCTTTCTCGTTATGAGTTTCGTATACACCTTTATCCATTTGTTCTTGAACTCCTTTATCAATGTACATAGTTGGTTCTTTAGCCCACATATTTTGTTGGCCAAATTCATTAGATGTTACAGTCATCAAAGATTTGTAACGAATTACAACAAAATTATATAGGAAAAATAAAAATTTGTCAAGTCTTCAACTGACTGAAGCCCTTGACCTTGTGGAATTCTAGCACATTTTCAAACTTTTCGTGCAATTCATTCTTATGAGAAATGATAAAGATATTGGCATCACTAACCACGTAGCGAATAATCTTAAAGAACTCATCTGTTCCTAAACCATCGAGAGAACTATCAAATACTTCGTCCATGATTAAAAGATTAGTCGAAATACTGTTCTTCAATCTTGCAATTTCTCTCCAAGTGAATAGTAATGACAAATCAATTCTCATCTTTTCTCCCTCAGAGAACGAAGGATATGAAAAGTTTTCGTGGATTGGGGTTTGAATTTTCTCATTAAACTCTTCATCCAAAGTAAAATTGATGAAGAAATCCATCATCTGCAAGTACTTATTGACTTGCTGATTAATAAGTGGCAAATATTTTTTGATAATACTACTCTTTACACCATCATCTTTTAGAAGAATATTTGCCTGAAGATAATAACTATAATCTTCCTTAAGTTGTTCTAGATCTAGAAGTATTTGCCTTAAATCAGATTTATATTCACTTAATTTTTCGTGTTCAATATTTTTATTTTCAAGTCTGGTGGTAATTGTTTGAATTTCTTTTTCAAGATTTGATTTCGATTTGTTTGAGTTAGAAATACGAATGTTGATTTGAGAAATTTCATTTTGCAATTTTGATATCTCCCTTTGAAGTCCAAAGAACGCTTGCTCTCGTTCTTCTTCTTTTTTAATAGTATCTTCAATTTCTTGAAGATTACTTTCATAAGAATTTAAGACTTGCTGGAGCTCTTCAATTTTATTTACACGAAATTTTTCTTCTATAGTTTGTGTACATGTTGGGCAAACCGAATGTTCTTTAAAGAATTCTAGATCATCATTAGAATTTTGTTTTTTATTTCCAATTTTACCTTTAAAAGTTCCAAGTTTGCGAAGAGTATCTGAAGCATCAGAAAATTTTTCTATTTCTTGTTGCTTTTCCTCAACTTCCTGTAAAAGGACGGTGATACTTTCATTATAGTTAAAAGTTTCTTTTTCAAATTCAGATATTTGTGTTTGTTTATTTTTGATATCATTTTGCCCAGTCTCTTCAATTTGATTAATAAAGTTTTGTTGCATTACAATTTTATCAGCAATGCTTTCTTTTTTTAACTCTAAAGTTTTGACAGTTTCTTTAGCATCCTTAATTTTACTTTTTAAAATTTCAGACATAGAAGAAAATACTTTAATATCTAATAGATCTTCAATTACTTCTCTTCTATGAGCAGCAGGAAGTTGCATGAAAGGGACAAATGATGCGCTGCCAAGAATGACGATCTGAGTGAAAGATTTATAGTTTAGTTTGAGTATGCTCTGCTCCAACATTTTTTGTTGGTCCTGTGCAGAAGCATCCTCATTTAATTTTTTACCATTTTGATAAATTTCAAAAATGCCAGGTTTGATACCACGAATAACTTTATATTCGTTTCGGTTTACAATGAACTCAATTTCTACTACACAATCTTTTTCATTTGTAGAGTTAATAATCTGATTTTTATTAATTTTTCTAAATGGTTTATTGAATAAGGAAAAGCACAAAGCATCAAGGATGGTTGACTTTCCAGCACCATTTTGCCCAACAATTAATGTATTTGTATTTTGATTTAACTTAATTGATGTAAATTGATTTCCTGACGAAAGAAAATTTTTATAACGAATTTCTTTAAACTCAATCATTATCTCGTGGTGGAATTACAATGTCGTCTTCAGTAATTATAGTATATTTTGCTCCAGCTTTTTCACATGCACCTATTGCAATTGCATCATTAACTTGAATGACATCCATTTCAGGACATCCATCTTCTTCCATTAATAATGCATATCTTATTGCATCATCCTTTTCCTCAAATAAAAATACAACCTTTTCTCCGTATTCATCTTTTACTGCATATGCACCCTCATCAGATTTTCCTTTAATTGTAATGATATACATTACATGACCTCACACGCTTCCTGATAGATATTTTTAATTAGACTTTTAATCTTAGACTTATTTAGATCTGTTTCCAAATCATCAACATACTTATCAAGCAGTGTCATAGTATCTTCGGTCTGATTAACAATTTCACCATCAAAAGAAATATTATCAATTTTCTCAACAATCTTAACATCATATGGATTTGCTTTCATTAAGGCATCTAGAAAGCGATCATACTCCTTTTCGTTACTCTTTTGTTTAACAACAACTTTAACTATTTTATTTGTGTAATCATTAAATTTAAATAGTTGTCTTGGAGTGTCATTATAGTTAATGATCTCATATAACGTGAAAGGATTATCAATTGGTTCCAATTCATACGTTTCAGTATCGAAGATATTAAAACCTCTTTTATCATATACATCATTCCAAAACATTTGATAAGGATTACCTAGGTAGAAAATTCTTCCATTGTCAGAGCGAGTGTGATAATGTCCAGAAAATACTCGGTCAAATTTTTCATAGGGAAGAATGTCTGCACCATCTTCCATGGTATATCCATAATGTGCATAGAACCCATTGAGTTCTAAATGTCCCATAACAACTTTTGCTTTGGTGTCATTGATTTTGTTATAAGTAAATTCCGTATTATCAGTGTTTACCCAAGGAACAAATAGTACATTTAAACCACCAACAGTCAATTCCTGTGCATCAACAATAACATTGATATTATTATACTCTCGTAAAAGAAGATCAATAGTATTAATTTCGTTAGTATTTTTATAGAATGCAGTATGATTTCCAACAACTGAGATGAGATCAATTCCCATGTCTCTAAGACGATCGAAATAATTTTTCTTTGCCCAATCCAAAGACCAAAAATCAATAGTCTTACGACTGTCAAAAGTATCACCCATATCGATGACAGTAGTAATACCACGTTTCTGCAATTCTGGAAAAAATACTTCATCATAAAATTTCAAAAAGAAATCATGATACAGTTTAGATCCTTTTTTAAACCCAAAATGTTGATCTGTGATAATGGCTACTTTCATAATTTTCCACCAACTTCCCCTTCATATTTGGCAGTTATTTCTGGAAATCCATCTTGTTTTGCTTGTATATACCATCGTGTTGCAGTAATGCAATTTTCTTCATTTAGAGAAGTAATTATTTCTTTTCCTTCTTTATCAAAAGAAGCCCATGTTCCCCACTTCTTTTTTTCAATTCGAAAACAGTCATCAATCCACTCGTAATTACTCATCGGTTAAAGCGATACTGAACTGCGTCTTTAATAGAATTGTACTCGGATGACTTATCACTTTCGTCTGCGACGAAAACTTCGTCATATCCAGATCTTTCAATAATCTTTTGTCTAATCTCTAATTGCTTTTTTTCTTTTTGAATACGACGAAGAAAAGCATAGTGAATAATTTGAGTAAAGTATGCAAAAGGATTACTAGATTTTTCTGGATTGAAATTATCAATATACTGAACACAGTTTTCAATTCCATCACAAATCATATCATCTTTAAACATGTAATTGACAAAATTTGGTTTATATGATAGGTGTGTTGCAATCTTAAGAAAACATTCTCCAAGATAATTTGTGATCCTTGGTTTTTGTTTTCCTAATTGCTCAGCATCTCTTATTGACTGTTTGTAAGCAACAATGGCAGTAAGAAATTCTTTGTTGTTTACATAATGCTCTGATCTTTTTCGTGTCATTATCATTACAAATCATTCATCAATTATAGCACAGCTTGACAGGATGATCAAATATGAGTAGAATAACTCTGTCAGGGTTGAAAGTGATATAGCTTAGTTACTTTTAGTTTTATAAAGTTTCTCTAGGAGAACTCTAGCATCATCTACTGATGAAATGTATCCCATCTCTTTACTAATATCAGGATTAGATTGTTTAAATCCAGTATTTACAATATGTTTGTAGGTTTCAATAATATCATCATTTTTAATTTCACTAACTGTAATAATTTTAGAAGTTTCTAATAAAAAGCATTGTTCATCTGTCAATTTCATCCATGGTTCAAATTTATACCCAACGGGTATATTCGTTCCAGGGGAACGAATTTCTTTACATATAACTGGATTATCCATAATAATATGCTCGTCTGTTGTTTTATCGACTATAACAAGACAAAGAACTTCCTCACCACTGATAAGTTTTACTGAAGCGTAAAACTCATCGTATAAATCATCAGATTTTGATTTGAATGATTTCATAATTAAACTTCTCCTCGTTGTAGTATTTGATACGTTCGATGAGATGATTTAGAGTGTAGTTTGCTCTTGATCCCTTTTTACAATCGTCTGCTATATCATATAATGTTGCTTTAAGTTTGTTTTCGCTTTTTCTCAATACTCTACCAATTGATTGTAATGTTCTAATTCTAGATTTACTTGGAGATGAGAAAATAACGTTATGTAGATTTTTAATGTTGATGCCTGTTGAAAATGTTCCAAAAGAAGCAATAATGATCGCGTTATTTTCTTGTTCTGTGATCCTTCTAACTTCTTCTCGTTCTTCAACATCCACACCACCGTGGATAAAAAATACCTTTCGCTCACTAGTATTTATGAGGTCATAAAGAACCTGCCCATGTGCGGAGACCCGACTAAAAAGTATTAAAGTATTTCCTTTAATATCGTGTGCAAGATTTTTAATAAATTTATTCCTTTTTTCATGTCCAATTAAATATTGAACTTCATCTTCATACGTTTCAAATTTTTGTGGATTGTGTTTTAGTAATAAAACTTTAATTCCTAATTTAGCTAAGTATCCAGCATCTTGTAATTCTTTTGTATTGATAATTTTATAAGATGGTCCAAACAATCCTTCAAGAACCCATTTGTGTGTTTGTGTTCCATCTAATGTACCAGTAAATCCATAACGATATTTTGCATCACCAAGTTTTGTCATGATACTGATCAATGACTTAGATTTAAATTGATGAGCTTCGTCACCAATTACAACTTGATATGGTGCAAACCATTTTCTATCCATTTTATAAATGGACTGCCAAGTTGTAATTACAACACTTTTATCAGTTATTCTTTCCTTTCCCGAATAAATTTTATGACAGTTTCCTTCAGCGTCCCAACCATAGTCCTCAAAATCTTTATACATCTGTTCAACCAAAGATGTAGTAGGAACTACAATCAAAACTTTCCTACCTGTCTCTGCATGATATCTACAAACAGCATAAATCATTAACGACTTACCAGACCCCGTAGGACTGATCAGAAGACGCCTGTTACGCTTTAGTGCGTCATAGATACCCTCTAGTTGATAATCGCGTGGAGGATGCTTGGAGATGCTTGTAACGTAGTCTTTGACGCCCTCTTCAGACACCATATCATTCTCTTCATATGGTAATCCGTAAAATTTGTTATTTTGAAATTCAAAAGTATAATTATATCTTTCGCAAAATACCTGCAGTTTATCAATTAATCCTACATAAATTTCAGAATTTTCAATATTAAATAATCGAATTTTTCCATCCCAGTATTTGTTTCGATACTGGGGCATAAATTTTGCATTTGGAACATCAAATGTAAATTGATCTTGCAATTCATATTTGATGTGAGGATCACATTCAATCTTCAACCAAACTTCGTTTTTCTTACTTATAATTAAATCAGCCATACCCAGCAGTGAACCTTCGCCATTCAATTGCGTTTTTTATCTGGTAGGTTCTGTTAGAAATTTGCTTCAGAATTTCTTCAAGATATCTGAGCATTGTATCGTAATAATCGATCTTTAATTTTATCTTGCTGATTTTTTCATCTGCTTCAAGATAAAGTTTTAGATCTTCTTTGTCTCTGACTTTGTATGGAAAGGGTTCATCAATATAGACTTGCGTTTCCGCTTTTCCCATGTAAAATTTTCTACGATCTAAAAGAATACTACTATACTGTTGCTCTGCTTGTTTGCGAAGTAACAGTATAGTATTATATAGTTGGTAATATTTGGCGTGTAATTGAGGAATTTTTAGACTTTCTGTATCAAGTTCGTCTTGATTAATTACCCCATCTTTTTGCCACATTTCCTGGATAACTTCCAGTGAAACACTAGACTTCTTTTCCATTAATATCAATCAAATTAAAAATAGTATAGCGGAATGTGCAAGTTGCGGTATAGTATTGCTGTTCCTGCAACGTTGCATCAAAAGGAATTCCTGAAAGAAATGTTGGAAACAAGTCTTTGAAAATTACCTTTCCTGCAGTTTGATAATTACTGCTCAAAATCAGTAATGTAGCATCAGATCTTTCACTATACGGATCATTACTATCTGCATTTGGATAAAATCTGTTGCCAGTTTGTAATTCAGAGTATTGTGCAATAGATTGTGGATAACCAAGAGATGTCATCCACTGATAAATTTGGTAATAATTTTCTAATTCTTCATCAACTATAAAGTTGATGGTTAAATCTTCATATCTAAGTTTGTCTCCTGGAACAGGAATATCTTTCAAATATGTTGACTGTGTTGCACTGCCCAATGTCATCCCAGGTAGATTTGCCTTATTGCAAAGAAAATCTACCTTAGGACATCTATTGATGATAAGTTTAAACCCACCTAATGACAGAAAGTTTTTATTTGAAACTTGCTGTAGGGTACAAGGATTATTGGACAAGTCAGCTTCCCAAGCTAGGACTATTTAGTAGCGATATTCTTCGATCTTATCCAATACCATATTCAGATATTTGTGAGCTAAACTTTTAATATCTGTTTGATAATCTATGTACTCTTCATATAGAGAATTTTTTATTCTCAAAACATCGGTTTTTATTTGATATTTTGTTAGTTGATTTCTAGGCATTTAGCACCCTCTCCAATTCTTATATTCGTAATGGAAATATTGATCTACAGTATCATCTAATGGTGAAGTAACATCCCAATGTGCCCATTGTTTACAAAATTGTTTAATATATTCGTCGTTTAAAACGTGTCTACCATAAGACCTTATAAAACAAGTCATTGCAAAAGAATACCGTTGTTTAATATGCGGTTCCATTGGATATACACTTTTAAATTAAGATGGGTATGCGTTATTAAGTCCCCAATAGATTAGGTATATTACTGTTCCAAAAATAATTATTACAGACATACAAACATTGCCAAACTAGGCTTTACTATGTATTATTATCCAATAAAAAAGGACCCCCTTTGTAAGGAGGTCCTGATAAAGTGATCATAGATCACATTAGGTTTTGTACCTTTACTCTTCTGTAATAACGGTTGGTGTTCTCGGCAATACGACCTGCTCCGACAGCGGTGCCTTCCGCGAATGGATTTGCAACCATACCGTAGCGTGTCTTAAAGCCAATCTTTGGTTGGAAAGTATCCTGACCAACTGCACGAACCATCTGAAGAGGAACGTATGGGCAGTAGAATAGACCAGCATCATAAGGTGTTGAACCCTTATAACCCATGACGTAGTATTGCTCTGCACTTAAGTTTGCAGCAAATGGATCGATATAGACCTTAAAGCGACCGTTTAGAGTACCTGCAAAGGTGTTTCCAGTGTCATCAACATTTAGATTTGCTGATAGTGCTGGGGTGTAGTCTAGTTGACCAGCAGCAGAGAGTGCAGAAGCAACGTCAGCAGAGCAAAGGATGATATTGCCCTTTCCTCTACGAGTTCTCTGAGCGATAGCATTAGCATCACGCTCTAGCTGGAACATTAGACCCTTAAACTTCTCAACCATCCAACGACCGTTGCTGTCAACGTCTAGATCAAATACACCAGCGGTTGCAACGTTGGTCTGAGCACCTGGTTCTGCAACCTTATAGATGGTGCGGATGATCTCGCGGTTGATTTCTGCAAGAATTTCGGTGCTGAGGATGTTTGCAAGTTCAGCTTCAGCATCAAGACCATGAATTGCCTTAAGGTCTTGTGCTAGTTCTAACGAGTACTCAGCCTTGAGTGCTCTTGATCTTGCGGTAACGCTAACTTTCTCGATCGAGAAAGCCATCTCACGGAAGTCATTAGAAGTGGTGTTATCACCAAGTGCTTCTAGTGCTTGAGTACTGAAACCTTGACCTAGATTGTAGGTGTTTGATACGCCACCATTTAGGATCGATGGATTGGTTCCTGTTTGTGCAGTTGTACCAAAACCAACGCTGGTGCCATCGTCCGAACCACCAGTGTAATCGCCCTGAGTTAGCGAAGCAGCACTATTTTGAGCCGAGAATGCAGAATCTGGTTCGTTGAAGAATGCTTCAGTACCACTCTGGTTGTCATAACGGGTTCTCATCGCAAAGATAAGACCTGTTGGACCATTCATTGGCTGAACACCTGCTAGGTCATAAGCGACCAAGTTAGGCATTGCACGACGAATTAGGCTGATTAGAACTGGATCAAAACCTGCAACTGGAGCAGCAGCAGAACCAGAGAAACCTGGATTACCAGTTGCGGAAGGATCAGTATTTACAGTTGGAGGTGCTTCAGTTAGGAAAGCACGCTCTTCTCTTAGAAATCTTTCTTGGTTTTCGAGAAGTTGAGCAGTTACTGCTCTTCTGTGGCTGTCTTTGATTGAATCAAGACCTTCTGCCTCTAGAAGAGGAGCCCACTTTCTCTGCAATGCAGAAGAATTGAACATTTGAGTTACTCCGTCTTGGAAAAGTGTTTAGTATTTACAAAAAAATCAATCAGTTGAACTTAGTCAACGCATTGAGATATGCAGCCATTGCTGGAGAAACATCTTCAGCAATTGCATCCTCTGAGATGACTTCTTGTGAATTGGTTACAGGCTTTGAAGCGAAATATGCTTCACGTAGCGTAACAAGTTTTTCACGGTATTGTTCCTCACTTTCAAACTCAACACCTTCAGCAAGACTTGCTAGTTTTTCTTTTTGGGAAAGTGCAAGACCCTCACTTACTTCATCTAGGATATTGTCCGAAACAGATTCCGATAAACGCTTAGTTAAAGCAATATTGGTATCAATCTGTTCGTTGAGTTTTGTCTCCATTTCATCAAGTTTCTCGACCATAGCCTCAAGAACATTGTATTTTTCTTCAGGAATTTCTACATAATGCTCTTCAAAAAGATTCTTAAGACCTGTCATGAAGGACTCTGAGAGTTCACCTCTTAGTCCAGTTTCAACCTGTAGTCTATTTTCGTTGATCCATTCATTAGCAACATATTCTAGATATGAATCAACACGCTCTATTAATTCGCTCTTGATTGTTTCTACTTGTTCAACAAGAGCTGAAGCATAACGGTTCTCAAGTGCTTCTTTTAAAGAAGCAATTTTAGAACGAATTGCTGCTTCAAAAATTGTCTTTGCTTTTTCTTCAAATTCTTCGGAAAGTTCTTCACCTTCTAGAAGTGCTTTTACATCTTCTTCTAGATCTAAATCTTCCTCTTCCTCTTCTTCGTCTTCTTCAACTTGATCTTCAACTTGATCCTCTAGTTCTTCAGTTTCAGCAAGAACTTCTTCTTGCTCAACTTCTTCATTAGCACCACGACCATATCCAGTTGCTTTTAATGCTGCAGGACCAGGTAGTTGAACTTTACCCGAAGAACCTTTGAACTGAACGTCACCCGATTGAGCAAAAGATGCTGAAGGTGTCTTCATCTTATTGCTATCATCAGTTGGTTTTGAATTCTGAGGAGTTGGACCGCCAAGATTCTCAACAGAACCAGCGTCAGGTACATAATTGGGTGCTTTTGGCATTGCTTCTGCAGGCTTAGCACCACGGGTTACCTGATTATCCATTTCATGTAGTTCGTTATTAACGGTCATTTTTTCTTTCCGAGAATACCTAGAATTTCTGTTATTATTTATAAATTATAGATTTGATAAGAACTTTCCAAACAAACGTAATTTATTTGCTTCTAAAATATCTTTATCTACCAAAGTATTTATTGTCTTCTTAATCTGCTCATATTGAACTTCACGAAGAACTCCACCATCCCATATCCATTCTTTTCCTTCCATAATACCATCAATAAAAGCGTCTGGAGCTGAAGGATCTGCTACAATATCAGCAGCTGTCGCTAACATAAAATCTTCGCCAACATAATTAATACCATCTTTTTGATAGATAGATCCCATTCCTCTAGAAGAAACACCAAGTTTTACACCTTCATTAATAAGTGAAGATGCAATTTTACCCATTGGTGTGCTTAAAATTTGCGCTTTACCAATAAAGTTATTTCCTTCTTGTGTCAATGAAACAATCTTATGTGATACACGATCAAGATTAATTTGTGGACCATCAGGATGTCCTAATTCCCCAAGAGCACGACCTTTATCAATAAAGATTTCAGTATAACGCTTTACTTCATTAACCATGGTATCAAGTTTATAGCAACGCTTATTGCGATTAACTACTTCAGCTTGGAGAAATGGTCCTTGAATATAAAGTATTTTTTTACCACCTTTTTCTTCGGTGATAATATCTACTGCTTCGATTTCTTCGGAAATTAGCTTCATGCTATTTGTACCTCGTGAATGAACATATCACAACCAGATGCCGATTCTGGTGCCATTACGAAGATTACAGATTTTGCTGCAGTTGCAACTCCAACAAAAGCATGATGTCCAGAACTTGTATTTGCATTTACCGTAATTGTCATTGTATAATTATTCCATTGTTGTGGGCTAGAAATGGAAGTAATTTGTTTATGCAGAAGACTTGTATCGTAAGTTGATCCAGCACCAACAACTTGAATATAGTCACCAACTCTCAATTTGGTATCTGGGTGATTTAATGTAAGAACCGTAGACGATCCAGTTGCGATACCAATAATAACTGATTGTGCTGGATGTCCATAGCGATACAAAACATTGTCTTGCTGATTTACAAAAATTGATCCAATCCCAGCATCAGTGGTGGTATTACAAATACCAATACTTCCACCACCTCTTAATGTTGATGCTACTGCCAAAAGAACACCAGTTCTAACAATAAAAGGACTACTGGTTACAAAGTTTGCATTAGCACTAGATAATTTTCCAATATTTTGATATAAATTTAATGGTTGTGATGCGCTCATTCTTCCCCTTCGATTTCGATTTCATCTTCAACCTCATCACTATCCTCTGCCCCAAATAAACTAGTAGATACTTCTGGTTTTAAAGTATCAATTTTTTCGCTTGATTTAGTAAACAAAAGACTTTTGATATAATCGGAAATTTCTGATGAAGGTGCATCAGAAACAACCATATCAATTAATTCTGCAGAATCCATAATTTGTAAAAATGCCTGTATTTATTTATATCTTAGCTTTTTTAATATTTATTGGTGGTGCTTCAGTTGATCCACCATCTTTCTTTTTGTCTAAATCTGGTTCCGTTTGTCGCATACCAAGATCATTTTGCATCTGTCCTTGCATAATTGCATTTTGAGTTTCTAATGGAACTCCTATGCCCATTTCATTTTCACTTTCCATTTCTTCTTCCATTTCCATAATCTCTTCATCTGTCTGGCGAAGAACCTTACGCTTTACATAATCTCTTGAATAGTAAGTACCAATATAAGGTTCGATCGCAACCATAAGATTGAGACGCTCATTCATTAATTCAGTATCTTTTAATTCTGCAAAATGATTATCATACAAATAATCAAACTGAATATGCTCTGCCATTTGCTCCCAGTCTTCTAGAGTTACAATATTTTTAAGAATTAATTGTGTCTTTAGAAGATCTAAAAATAATCCAGAAAATCTTTTTCTAAGGCGTCCTACAAATTTACTAAACATTAGTTCATCACGTAGAATTTCTGATGAACGACCCAAATTAAATCCACTATCAGATCCAATTCTACTATCAGGAACATTTAAAGATCTATAAAGTTTCTTTTGAAAATATTCTACATCAGTTAGTTCACCAAGGTTTTGTCCACCAGGAAGTGTAGAAATTTCTGTTCCACGACCACCTTCGCGTCTTGGTAACCAGAAATCTTCCAACATAGACATGAATTTTTTATCATCTTTAATTTCACCAGTTGATGCATCATATACTAACTTGTTACGATAGCGAGACATAACATCACGAAGATATTGTTCCGCTTTTACTTTTGGAAGATTACCAACATCGATATAAAAAATTCTACGCTCAGGAGCACGGGATAATCTGTAGATTACAAGACTATCTTCAATCATTCTTAGTTGATTGAGTGCTTTAATTGCCTTGTGTAGATATGAAAGATTGAGATGCTTGTTTCTATCTACAAGACCAGAAGTAACATGGCAAATTGCATCTTTTGCAATTTTTATGCCTTTTCCTGATACTGATCCGTACTTTTGTGCTACACCTTCAGGATAGTATGTGTAGAATTCAACTACATCAGCATCCTTAGTTGAAGTAACATCCTCATTATATGGTCTTGCTGGCAATGCTTTTTTATCGTTTGGACGAACTCTCATGAGCTTCATCTTTAGAGCATCAATATATCTTACTTCCTTGATGCCTTCATCTGGTTTTTGAAGATCAATTACTTTATGATAATAAATTCTTCCATCAACATACCAGTTTCTGAATATTTCATGAGATTTTTTATCAAATTCCAATAAATCTTTTACATATTTAAATTCATTTCTAATGACTTTCTTTAAAGAAGTACTTACCTGAAGATTATCAAGATCAATTTCTACAGGACTATCGTTAAGATCGGAAACAATGGCTTCATTTACAACATGTTCAATGGCAGTATCACACTCTGGGTGCAATGCCATGTCACGATATTTCTTAATAATATCAAATTCTGTCCTAAAAACACCTTCAATATCTACATATTGCCCGTAAAATCCTGAAGAAAGATAATAGTCAGCCCCGTCCTCATCATTTGGAGGAACTGGACTGACTATGCCTTTAGACTTTTTTTCTTCATCATCAATCGAAAAACCAAAAAGTTTCGCCATTATTATAAAAAACCCTTTGGTCTATTTATCAGACTACGGAATCGGTATTTGATCCCGTATAAGCTTCCCACCACTGAACCTGCATAGTTACTTGGAATTCTTCAATGACATCTGCACTATCATAGGAAAGTTCAATAGCACCAACTGAACTTGGCCAGCAACCATACATTTTATATGCACGCTTTACTGGAAGTGGAGCACTATTTTGACTACCAGGAGTTGAAACAGTTGCTGCTCTTCCTAGTTGTGTAACAACCCAATCTGCAAAATAATCAGCTGGATTAATTGTTCCAGAACCATCAGAAACTTTGATGATGTAATTAGACCATTTTTCAAATGCTTCTCTTAATTTAAAATCACCATCATTAATAACCGTAATTGTCCATGGATCAAATCTTCTATCGCCAGCAACTTTTAATTGTCTGCCACGAAAAGGAACGATAACTTCAGCAATATTTGATGCTGGAAGTTGAGCACCTTTAATTAACATTCTATGTGAAGTATCACTTAGTTCAGCAAAAATTCCAGCATCAGCTGGAAAATTCATTTCTACTTCAAATAGATTTGGTCTAGCACCACCTTGAACAAGTCTTGACTTAAAATTGTCAATTGTTCTTTCATTATTAGGAGTATTGAAGATGTTTGTGTTTTGTAATGGCATTGTTTTTTCCTCCTATTATCAAACGGTGCCGACGATTTCGGAGAACGAAACTCCCGTTCTCGTGGCTACAAACGTTAGACCGATGAAGTTAATCGATCTTGCTGGTTTTACATAGATATCGGCAATGAACTCATTACGATCAATCACATCAGGTGTGTTGTTTGTTTCATCACAAACAACTAGAAAATCAGTTACACCACGTTTTGCCTGAACATCACGTAAGTATGGTTCAACAATATTTACAAAGTTTGATCTAGTTCCAGCATCATTTAATTCGAATAATTGTGCCCTAGCAGCATTTTCAATTGCTTTTTCAATTGTAATAAATAAGCGTCTTACATTGATACGATCAAATGCACTTTCAAATGTTAATCCTGTTTTGTCTCCAAAGAGAATAATTCCAGCACCAGATGATGCGATGATTGGATTAATTCTATTAGAATATAATCTATCTCTTTCATCTTGACCAGGATTAAATGCAAGTTTTACTGCAAAATTTAGAGAACCTCTATTTGATCCTGCTGGAGAGAACCATGGAAATTGATCTCTGTCAGTTCTTACACATAAACCCGCTACATCATTTGAGCAAGGAATATATGTAAATCTCTTATTAAAACGATCATATACGTACTGATATCCACTATCAAATAAAACATAAGATGATGAAGTAAGTGGTGCAAAGAATGATAAAATATTAGAAAGTTGTGTACTTGAATTTAGTACGTTTACAACACTATCTCTATTTGGTGAAATAAACGCAACGCAATCCTTACGTCCTTCACAAATTGAAATTAATTTATTTGCTTTTGCTTGCTCCTCTTCTTTTGATTTATGAGCACCACCTTGCAGTAAAAATCTGATGTCACTGTTTACAGGATCTGCAAGTTTATCATAAGCAGATAAAAGATCTCCAAGTGGAGCATCAAAATATCCAATTCCTTGATAATCTTTACCACCAGTTAGTTTATAAGTAGCATTGCCAATGGAAGAAAAGATAATATCTCTTGCCTCTTGTCCCCATGATCCTGCAGATGCAGTAATTGCAGTAACTCCACTGCTAAATCCACTTGGGCGTGATCTTGTTCCCCAATATGAATCAGTAGAATTTACTGGCGATAAACCTGCGTAAATATATTCTGAATTTAATGCAATATAATCTTTATAGTAAACTGATTTTTGTGGGGAAACTTCAGTATCTCTTGCTTTTGAAAGATTATTGAATTTTTCTAAAATTGATCCAACAGTTCCAGTAACTGATCCTACTGCATCAATTACGACAATGTTTAAACCATCATTACGTCCATTTCTTTCAGATACATATGAATTGGTTGTTGGTTTTGGAAGAACTGATCTCCAAGAAATTGTAGTTGAATCTGAACCACCATCAACAACACTTGTTAAAATATTTTGCTGATCATACCAATCTGTTGGTGATTTGGTTCCCGTCATGAAACCTACATCACCTAACGTCGAAGAGGAAATTCCAATTTCCTGTGATGTAAACTGATATAGCGAATTTGGTTGATAATCTACCTTTGTTTCTATTCCGTTGTTTACATAACTTACAACTTTTACATCAACAAAACTAGCACCAACTCCAGTAATAACTCCTTTAAGATAACCAGATGCAGCAGCAGTTGTTCCAATACCAATTGAAACGCCACTCAATGCCTGAGTTACTGCATATCCAACTTGAAGTCCATGAGAAACGATAGTTACTCCAACTCCAACTGAAGTTGTTAAAATTCCAGAAATTCTTTGATCAGCTGCTGCGTCAATTACACAAACTTTAATATTTTCTGCCCAGTTACCTGGATTTTTTGCTGCCCAATAAAAAGAATTATCAGAAATATGATTGTTATTATAATCATCAAAATTATCAACACGTAGAGTTGTTGATCCAATTCCAACACCAGCATTTGCGTTGTTTAATTCTCCACCACCTGCTCTAACTACGTCTAGTTGACCACCATATGATAAGAAGTTTGATGCTGCGTACCAACTTTCATAGTGATAGTCAGTTAGACCAGCACCAGGACCACCAAAAGTTTCAACTAATTCTTTTTCATTTGCAATTCTTACAATTTCATTAACAGGACCCTTTTTAAAAGGTGCTGCAAGACCTGCAGCGACGTTTAGTGTTGCATTTACGCCGCCACGGGTTAGATCTATCTCTCTTACACGAATACCTGGAGATGCTAACTGAAGTGCCATTCTAAACTCCCTACAGTAACCCTAATTTTAGACTAAAATTATTTATAAATTCCTGAAATCAATGGTATTCCCACATATAAGATCTATCTCCATATTCATCAACTTTCCACAAATCTCCATTTTTATCTATTTCATCACCGAAACCATCTAATCCATCGCTAATAAATCCAAATGGTGCCATATCTTGTTCAATTTGATTTCTTTGTTCTTCATAAATTCTTTTACGAACATCTTGATCCGTCATTTCTTTGAAATAATCTTGAGCTACTAACCAAGAGAAAATTACAAGACACATCGCTAAGTCATCATTACATCCTTCTTCTGCTTCAAATGATTGTTTTCTCTGAATAAATGTTGTTAACTCACTAATGGTGTCATAATCTGTTATAATAAGTTTGTCATCCTCAATCAAAGTTTTTAAGTTTGAGCATCCAATTTTTTTTGTAGTAGAACTCATCTTCACACCAAGTTGAGTTTTCTTTCCAGAAAATCCAGTTCCAACAATTTGCCCAGCACGTCCCCGCATTGAACACATAAGCATATTCTCATATTCAAGATCGAAATTTAAAATTGAAGCAACTTGATCTCCAATGTCATTAACTTCACAAAGAATATAAGCATTATTATATGCTCTTCCTACTTCTTCGATAACAGATGGAAATAGCATTGGTTTTATTTCATTGTTCCTATATTTTGCTACAACCTTATACGGGAATGTAGTAATATCAAATACTACAAAAGCAGAGTAGTCTTTAGATACGCCACGAGCAACATCAACAGTTATAATATAATCTCGCATTTCATCTGGTTCATTGTATATACATAGACTTCCATTATTTTTCACTGGATCATCATAAACCATCGCTTTGAGTTTAGATGGTGCAATCAAAGTATCAACAGATCCTAAGAATTCACATTCAAATTCAACTCTGAACTGTTGTTCAGAAGTGTTTGCAATTGTTTGTGCTTTCCATTTAGTGTCCCTTCCAGGAACTTCAGACCAGTGAACTTCCGTTGGAATATATTCATTCTTTTCTCTTTCTGCGTCGTGCCACATTCGGTAGAAATGGTTCATACCATGTGGGGTAGAAACAATAATTACCTTTGTAGATTGACCAGATGAAATAGTAGGATAAACAGAAGCGAAGAACTCGTCAGCAATATGGTTAGGAATAAACGCAAATTCGTCCAGGAATATAATATTGTAAGAGCCACCACGTACCGCAGAGGCAGAAGTAGAAGCAGCAATAATTTTTGAGCCATTTTCTAACTCCATAGATCGTTTGTTCCAGGCAATAATGCCTTGTTGCATCCACTTTGGAAGGTTCTCATAAGCAAGTTGTAATCTGCTTAATAGATCTCCAGCAGTAGACGCTTTGTTTGCTAGAATAGCTATATTAACATTGTCGTTAAAGACTGCATAATGTAACAAATATGAAACACAAGTTGTAGATTTACCTGTCTGACGAGGCATCTTACAAATATTAAATCGATGAGCATGGAAGTTTCTAATGAGTTTTTCCTGGAAAGGATACATTTCAAAAGGAACTAGACCATGATCAAGAGAAACAATTTTAATATAGTTTCTGGCAAAATAAACTGGATCCTGTTTACATTTAAGAAACTCAAGAATTTGTTCTTCAGTAAACTCAATTGCAGTATTTGCTTTTTTTAAATT